AATTATACCATGAAAGACATGGTGAGGGAATAGACAGAGTTTTTCTCAAGCATAAGTTGCTTGAAGTGGAGAAGGATACTTTTGCAGGTATTGCTTCTACTACCACTGGGACTAGTACCCACGGCGGCGTCTCTACAATGGAATATGAGGAAGGTGCTAATTATCTACCTCTTCCAGATTCAATCATTGGAGTAAACAAGATCTTCAAGATTGACTCTTCATCCGTTTCGGACGGATTATTCAATATCAAATATCAATTGTTCCTGAATGATTTATATTACTATGGAGCAATCGATCTGTTAAATTATGGAATGGTAAAATCTTACCTTGAGACTCTTGATTATATGATCAATCCTGATGCTCAGGTTAGGTTCAACAAGAAAAATAGAAGACTATACTTAGATATTGACCTTGGTGAAGTCACGGCTAATCATTATATTCTTATTGATTGTTACAGAGAAGTGGATCCACAATCCGCAACTTCTGTTTACAACGATCCTTGGTTAAAGAGATATACAACTTCTTTAATCAAGAGACAGTGGGGTCAGAACTTGATCAAATTCCAAGGGGTCAAACTTCCTGGCGGTCTTGAAATGAATGGTAGACAACTGTTCGATGATGCTCAGAGAGAGATCGAAGACCATGAAGAGAGACTAATGACTGAATATGCAATGCCACCTCTAGACATGATCGGATAATGCCTTTAAGTCCTTTTTTCTTACACGGATCACCTAGTGAACAGAGGTTAGTTCAGGATTTGGTGAACGAACATCTTAAGATGTTTGGTCAGGATGTCTTGTATCTTCCTAGAAAGATCATTAATGAAGCAACAGTAATTAAAGAGATTAATGCTTCTAGATTCGATGATAGTTTCCGAATCGAAGCATATCTAACCAACTTTGAGGGGTTTGGTACTCCATCAGATATTCTAACAAAGTTTGGTGTTCGTGCAACAGATGAGATTCAATTAGTAATTTCTAAAGAAAGGTATGATGATTTCATCAGTCCATTCTTGGAGATGTATCCAGAAGGCACTGTTAAATTAACTAATAGACCTCAAGAAGGCGACTTGATTTATCTTCCTTTAGATAATGCTTTATTTGAGATTAAGTATGTGGAAGGAAAGGTTCCTTTCTATCAGTTAAATGATCTCTTCATGTATGAACTCAGATGTGAGATCTTTGAGTATAAAGATGAAATCATTGACATCTCTGATGTTGAAACTGGTATGCAAGGTGAAGATATTATTGAACCTCTTGGTGGTTCTGGTACTGCTGTAATCATCAAGATGATTGGTGACACTGCAGTTTCTGCAGCTGCAAGTATTGGATATGCTTCTACATTCACCGATGTGAAGTCTGTTCAATATATTGATATGGTCAATGATGGTAGTTATTTTACTACTCCTAGTGTAACTATTGCCAATCCAGAAAAAGGACGAGGTGCAACAGCGACTGCATCTTTAACTGATAAAGCAATAACCAGTATCACAGTTACAGATTCTGGTTCAAATCACCTAGAAATTCCTACCGTTACATTCAGTCCACCGAATAGAACTACTGCAACATCAGTTAAGTTTGGTAATAATGCATTCGAACACACGACTGCGACAGATGTAGAAAATTCTAGATTAGTGTTCCCATCGACGATCGATGGAAGAAATGGCAGGATTGTAATTAGTTTCTGGTATTACCCAACTGATTTGGAACCAGATGTAAATCTTGGTGGTGTTTTAATGTGGTCCGATAGGATCAAGATCTTCCATCTACCTGATGGTAAAATTAGATTCGCATCGGCACAGACAACCACTTCATCTTCTCAGAGGATGAATCTGAATGCTTGGAACTTCGTTAGAATCGTTCAGGTAGGCACAGACGCAAGGATCAGTGTCAATGGAGTCTCTCAAGGACCATATGCCAACGTAGACCCAATTCCATTCATCGGTAATGATGTGTTGCAACTGGGTGCTGACGTTGCTGGGGCAGGTAGAGCTCCAACAAGAACAGCTGGATATATTGGTGTTCTTGATCACGTCACTATTTTACATACTACTGATACCCAGTTCAGAACTGCTATAGATACTCAAATTCCCACAACTACTACAGAACAGGAAGTTGATTTACATACTAGTGAAGTAGCACAGTATATTCAAACCTGCGATAATATTGTCCCACAGGCAGTCGCTGTTATGGATGGACTGAAGGTGGATTCAATCTTCATTAAAGAAACTGGACAAGGTTTCATGAATACTCCTCTGGTTTATATTACTGAACCAGATAGAGGTGTACAGGCAACTGCGGTTGCTATTATGACAAGTAGAACTGCAAACACTGGATTGGGTATCGATAGAATTCTCCTTATCGATCCTGGTACTGGATATCAAAGTCCACCTACAGTAACCATCTCTGGTGGCGGCGGTTCAGGTGGTGGTATTGCAACTGCCGTAATCAATACAGGTGTTATGGGACCTGCAGGCATCATCACTGGTGGTGTTGGATACTCGACTACACCAAATATATACGTTCAACCAATCTTCATTCCTTCATCGGTTGGAACATCCACTGCAATTAATAATGTCAGTGCAGAGGCAGTTCTGGATGTTACAGGATCTCTTACACAAATTAGATATCGTAGTGCTGGTGCAGGATATACATTTAACTATCCTACTGTCGGTATTGACTCTGTTAGAGATCCATCCTTCGGAGAATATGAAAGAGGTATGGAAGTTGAAGGTCTGGAAAGTGGAACCAAGGGTACTGTCAAATCTTGGAACATGCCCAATAAGACTCTCGAACTTACCAGAGTTGATGGTAGTTTTGTCATTGGAGAATCTATTGTTGGTGCTGGGGTTAGTTACACGATCTCTACTATTGATTTCAGTGGTGATAACACGGGATTTGGTGATAATGAAAACATCGAGACTGAGGCAGACAAGATTCTTGACTTCTCAGAAAGGAACCCATTTGGCGAGTTCTAAATAGTTAATAATTTGGTCATATCATGTTAGCCCCACATTTTTATCATCAAGTAATCCGAAAGACTATTATTGCATTCGGAACCTTGTTTAACGACATGGAAGTACGCACCAAGACTAGTGCTGGTGCAAACCTTAGTGTGGTTAAAGTTCCTATCGCATATGGACCAGTTCAGAAATTCTTAGCAAGGTTAGAACAAAGACCCGAATTAAGAACTGAAGGATCTGCAAGAACTGCTTCTAGTGTGGATCTTCCCAGAATGTCTTTCGAGATGATTGGTATTCAATATGATGGGTCAAGAAAAGTCTCAACAATGCAGACTTTTAAAGCTGTTAATAGTGTTACTGGCGAGTTGAACAAAACGTTCATGCCTGTACCATACAACATCGCAATTCAGTTGAATATTCTTGCGAGATTGAATGAGGATGCACTTCAGATTGTGGAACAGATCTTACCATATTTTCAACCAAGTTTCAATTTGACCATTGATATGCTTGATGTATTGGGAGAAAAGAAAGACGTTCCTATTGTATTGGAAAGTATTAGTTTTGAAGATAATTATACTGAGGATTATTTGACAAGAAGAGAGATTGTTTATACTTTAAACTTTACAGCAAAGACCTACATGTATGGTCCTCTACCTTCTACTAATGAGGGTCTCATTAAGAAGGTTCAGGTTGATTACATGACCAATACCGATAATCTCAAGAACGCCTCCAGACAAGTTCGTTATACCGCAGAACCTCTTGCAATCAAAGATTACAATCAAGATCGTACAACTACACTTGGAGAAGTTGTCAATTCTAAGGTAGTTTCTTTCGAAGTATCTGATGCAACCAGTTTGGTTGTGGATACATTTATTGAGATTGATTCTGAAGTAATGAAAATTAAGTCCATTGCAGGTAATAGGATTACTGTTAGAAGAGGTGAATATAGCACTATGATTACCAATCACGACTTCGGTGCAGCACTCAATGTAATCACTCCTCAGGATACTGCATTGATTGAACCTGCTGATGATTTTGGGTTCAGTGAATTCAGGTATGACTATAATGATGGCAAAGTATACAGTCCATCAAAGGACGAGGATGTCTAATCAAGTCTAAATAGGATATAGAATACTAGTCCCTGTGGATAATGTCTAAACAATCGATTGGTGTTGGTAACAGCGTAAACGATGGAACGGGTGATACCCTGAGACAGGGAGCCATCAAAGTAAACTCCAACTTCACTGAATTATATGAAACTTTTGGTGATGCCACCAATCTGGTAAGTTACGCCAAAACTTCTGGTATCAGTAGTGATTCCAATCTCCTCGGTGGACAACCCAAAGATTACTATACTAATGCATCCAATATCAACAGTGGTAAGTTATTAGACTTCTTCTTGCCTGATGATATTACTGCGGATACTATTCATAGTAATTTTTATGGACCTCTTGTAGGTGACGTTACTGGTAACGTAGTAGGAACGGCAGAAACTGCAAACATCGCAAAACTTGCACAAGGACTGACAGGAAGTCCAGATATTGCAGTAGGTTTTGCTACAGGAACATTCATTGGTAACTTATCAGGAACTGCCTCTCTCGCCAGTTTGGCAACCACTGCACTTTATACTCCATATGCCAGAAATGCAGGTATCTCTTCTCTGGCTGAAGTTGCTGGTATTGCAACAACTGCGGAGTATGCAATTAAAGCAGGTGTAACAAGTGCATTAGAAACGACAAGAACCATTGGAGGAATTAATTTCAATGGAACGATTGATATTGATCTGCCTGGTGTAAACATTGCAGGTAATCAAGACACCAGTGGTAATGCTTTAACTGCAACAACTGCTGGTTATGCAACTAGTGCAGGAACTGCTGGTTATGCAACAACTGCTGGAATATCTACCTTATCTGTAAATTCCCAAGGATTAACAGGATCTCCAGACATCAATGTCTCTAATATTACTGCTGGAGTTGTAACTGCAACAGAATTTGTTGGTTCTGGTGCAAGTCTTACAGGTGTTGTCGCACAATCTTCTGGTCAGAATATCCGTAGAGATGGCGTTGCTGTAGGTGTTGCAGTTACGATGGACTTTGGATTTGGTATTACTATTACCGATCCTGTCTCTGGAATCTCAACAGTTAATGTTGCATACCCTGGTATTAATACATCAGCTAACTCCAACTTTAATTTTGTAGGTATTACTTCGGCAACTATCGGTTCACTCAATGCAACCAGTGTTGATAGTCCACTCGGATATACACAACCATCCACATATCAAGATAACGTTAAGTTGAATCTTGGTACAGGTGGAGAGACCATGCTCTTCATGGATGGAACCAATACTAGGTTCAGACAGAAGTTTTCTGGTAATAGTGGAGACATTATTTTTGATACTGATGAAGCGAACTCTACTATTGCAAAGTTTAATAGATTTAGAAAAAGTGTAGAACTCTACTACAATAATACTCTCTGCCTGGAAACCAAAGACGGGGGCGTTGAGATTACAGGAGTCACAACTTCCACTGGAGGTTTTGTTGGTAATTTAACGGGAGATGTTAATGGTAATGCCTCTGGACTAACTGGAACTCCACAACTTAACGTGGGAATACTGACAGCAACTACAGGATTCTATTCAGGAAACTTGGATGTTACTGGAGAGACATACTTAAGAGATGGTGTTCAAGTTACTGGAACTCAGACTGTAAGTGGACTTTCCACGTTCAGTAGTGGTATTTCTGTTAATGGACATATTGCAAATGCATCTGATTCCGACACATCTATCAAATTCCCAGAAGCAAATACCATTTCTTTTGAAACAAATGGATCTGAGAAAGTTCGCATAGATGCAAATGGCAAAATTGGAATCGGAACCGATAATCCAGGTGAGCAATTACATCTGTTGAATGATGCAGAGAGTGCGATAAAAGTTGAATCAACAGGTGCATTTACACCTTCTGTTTTAGAACTCAAGTCTCCTTCTAATGGTAGGGTTGATTTTAGACCTGCTACGGGTGATGCTGCTGGTCGAATATTATATTCTCATACCGATGACAGTATGAGATTTTCAACAAAGACCTCTGGAGGTAGTAGAACAGAAAGAGTTTATATAACTTCTGATGGTATCGTACCAGCTGCAGACAGTCAATACGATATAGGAACTAATACTAATAGATTTGCAACTGTATATGCTGATGCATTTAATGGTAATGGTTCTGG